CCACGAGTATACTCATAATCTTTTTCAATATCATTTTTAGTAAGTCTATCGGGTTTTTGTATCCCAACAGCAGGTTTAACTTCATCTGCTTCTACTACTTCAGTAGATGCGATGTTAAAAGTGTTATCCAATTGTTTAGTCATTGTTATGATGTAGTATCAGTAATTGTACCATCAAACCCAAAGTCATCTCCTTCAGGAATAACAGCACTATCTACACCCATAGTACCAACACTTGTGGATGTAGTTGTAAAGTCAATACCCTTAACCTGTGCTCCAATAACATGATCTATTGGAACTGATCCATCCTTTCCTCTGGTTACATTTAGAGTATTTCCAGACTTGGATCTTACATATATTCTTTCACCATCAATATCAATATACTTCCTTGCTGCAATACCACTTGCATCCTCAACATCTATTGTCTTATCTGCAGCAAGTATATCTGCAGATACTAATGTAACAATATCATCAGTATAATCCTTAAGTGCTTTAGGTGTAACAGAATATGTAAGTTCTCTTCTTGTATTGGTTGTATCTGTACCAGTAAGGTAGTTGATAGTAGACTTCTTGATGATGTCTCCAGAAGCATCGGAAGTAGGACCAAATAAGTATGTCTTTGCAGTAAATCTTAGTGTATAAAGAAGAACTCTTCTACTCTCATAATCCCCTTCATAATCATCCTGCATTGTTACATTTTCAAGTACAACGGGTATATCTCTTTTTTCGTTTATTGCTGAAACTAAATTAACTGTTAAATTATATGATGGTTGAAAATATGGTAATATCTGCTCTGTAATCTGAAGTGCATCATCATTTAATTTACACATAATAGCAAGTTCAAACTGCATATTATATGGAACTGGCATATATGCTTTCTTACTTACAGTATCTGAATCTGGATCTTTTACAGAAAATTGTTGAGTAGTAGTTACTTTTCTTGATGAATCATATGTAAGACCAGTAAACTCAAATGACATTCTTGGTAAAGTAATGGCAAATGGTTTATTTAAATCTGGTGACTGCTCAATTCTTGCTAAAAACTTTTGAGTAGGTCCATATGCCAAAGGAACTTTTACAACAGAACCATCCTGTTTAACAGTAATGTTATTAAACAGGGTTCCAAAGGATATAATTGTCCTCCTTAAAATTTCGTTGTAAAAATACTCAAACATTTTATTTTATAATGATTAGCTACTATTTAGGGAATACCGAATGGATTCTGTTCTGTAAAGTCGATAATAGAATCTGCTTCATTTTCTATGTTTAAATTATCTGCATATTCATCATTATCTGGTTCTATGTTAATTAGTCTTATAACATGAGTAGCACCTGATGTTCCACCTGTTAGAGTTTCTCCAACTACGAATGTACCTGAAACAGAAGCAACCTCAAGAACATTAGTAGAAGCATTCCATGTTCTAACTCTTGCAGTAGTTCCACTGGTTCCTCCAGTAATTATTTCATTAAAGGCAAAGTCACCAGATCCACTTGCACCAGGATCAGAAATACTAATTGTGGGTGCAGTACTATATCCTAAACCAGCATTAGTTATGTTAATAGCAGTAATTGCTCCAGCAGAACTTACAACTGCGGTAGCAGCAGCAGAAACTGTAGTAACACCTGATTTAAATACCTCATTAGTAAAGCTAATTGTTGGTGATGTTGTATATCCTCCACCACCTGATGTAACGGTAACTATACCAATAGTTCCATCACCAATGGTTGAAATACCAGTAGCACCTGCTCCAGTTGCACTAATAAAGGCAATTTTAGGTGCAACAGTATATCCAGCACCAGAGTTTGATAAATCAACATGCTGAACCGATTTAGCACCTGGATTTGCATTTAAGTTACATACATTAATTCCACCAATCATCCTTACAGTAGCAATACCAGTTATTCCTCCAGAAGGTGCAGAAGATATTGCAACAACAGGTGGTGTCAAATATCCACCACCCCTATCACCTATAGTGATATATCTAATACCACCTTCAGTTACTATTCCAGTAATAGCAGTTGCAGTAGCTCCTGTGCCAACAAGAGTTAAGGTTTGTGTTATTCCTTGTATGGTACTAATGCCATCATCAGTTGTACCGTCACCATCATCACCAACTAAATTATCATCAATATCATCAACACCCGTAGAAATAACCTCATCCTCAATTCTGAATAGTTCACACTGAAGTTCATATGTATATAAATCTTGTAACTGATAATATGGTTTTGCGTATTCAATATCTTTTATTTCATAAAGACGATCATCAAGTGGAAACCATATCAAGTCCCCAGTCTTAGGTCTTGTAGAAAGTTTAATATTTGATTGATCTTCTATTAAAGGTGTTATATAATTTTCAAATCTTTCTCTTGAAATAACTAATCTAACCTCATCTTGAGATTGAAGTCCAAACTTACTTAATAAATTTCCAGCACCAGAATACTCATCATAATTATCTACATATGCCTCTAAAGGTAATGCAAGATCAAATTTAGATGAGACAACTTCTCTTATAACAGTTTTTTCATCTACATACTTTCTTGGTAAATAGAATATTTCAACACCGTATGTTCTTAACTGTTCGTTGATTAAATCCTGAACTAAATTTTGTTCAGAAGTTGTTCCTTGAGTAAAATAGGGATTAAGTACCATAACATTATCCTATCATATCGAGAGGAGGAACTTCATAAGTATTAGACATTATTTCTTGAATCTTATCAAGTTCAACTACAGCATCATCATACATCTGTCTACCATTCAATTCAATTCCACCAGGTAATTTAACACCAACAAATTTCATTAAATTTTGTCCCCATTGTCTTTTAATAAGAGCAGTTAAATATCTCTTTAAGAATGAATCATTATAAACACCAGTATATGTATTAGGATCTAAAATCCTAAAGCAATCAATAACCAACCAATTATCCTTCTCTTCAGAATCCCAATCAATATCCAGATATAACCTATCTTGTCTTTGATTAAATCTTATCTGCTTATCTGTAGTTAATAGACGATCAATATCTTCCAGATAAGTCTTTGTCATTGCATACTGAAGTAGATCAAGTGAATTGAATTGATATAAATCATTTAAAAACAACTGATATTTAATACTAAACATTCCAGTTGATATAGTACTGCTATCAAACTTAAAGACTTTTTCTATACCAATTACAGAATCAGGAACTTGTAGAAAATTAGAGGTTTCATACCAAGTAGAAGTAGTAGTCCCATATCCACTTATACTTGTAGAAGTTGCAGTGGTAGTTACTATACCAACAGTATTGGTGCTATCATCATCATTATGTGCTTGTCCTCTATTAAGTTCATCTTCTGTTATCTTATGCTTCAAATACATTCTCTCGACACCATCAAAGTGTCTTTCCTGAAAATATTGAAGAGCATCATCAATCAGATCCTCAATTTGTTCATCAGCAACATTGACCTCCAAGACAGGAGCACCCAGCTGTCTTAAACAATATTGTTTTAATTGTGTTCTACTTGCTGGTTTTGCCATTTAAGTATATTCTCCCTCTAATATTTATGGTATGGAAGATATGCCTGAATAGACATATACATTCCCACTAACAAGTTTGAATACCGTAGATCCAGAATCAACGTTAACATCAAACATATATCTACCCTGATCCAATGCTGCTGTTGCAGTTGCACCTAAAGATAATTTTATCTTTCCATCATATGCACTTGTAAACCCAACGGTAAAAATTGCATTCTGGAAATTACTTGCTCCAACACCAACACTCTTTGATATTGCAGCATGACCAGTATAACCAGTTAAATTAAAATTATTACTTGAAGTATCTTTAACTTCTAAATTATTAACTGAATTAGAACCACCATAAACTACCAGATTCACTCCAAAAGGAACTCCTGAATCAGGGTCAAATGTTACTGTTTTAGTTGCCATTTACTAACTCCTTGAGAAGAGACTTAATTTCATTGATTTCACTTTTTAAATTAGCAAGTTCTTGTTCAACATTTTCTGATTTTTGAACTTCTTGTTTCTTAACTGAACGTCTTGCAATGTATTGTTCATAATCAGTGGAATTCACATTAACTATTGAGTTTGTTTTAGGATCTCTTGCAAGATCAGAATGTCCTTCAAGTTTATACATATCAAGCAAGTGCCATAACTCTCAAGTCTTTTACTCTTGGTACATAGACCTGATTGGTAGAAGTTAATACAAATTTGATTCTGTATGATCTAAATGCGGGTAGTTCATCAGCAGTAAATGTATACTCATTAAACTCAAGAGCATTAGAAGTAAATCCAAATGAATTTGTCTTCTTAATGAATGAATCAGATCTACCATCACTCTTTTCAGCAGAGATTACCTGACCTCTTGAATTTAAATTATTATATCCAGGGAATGGAACAAATACTGGTTTAAATCCTTCATTATTACTGATAGCATAGAATGCTCTAATATCAGCATCTTTGTTAATGTGGGCAGTTAATAAGAGTTTCAAAGAAGTTGCTGAATTTTCTAATTGTATTTCTTTAGAAATATACTGACAAGCAGTTGGATCAGCACCAAGAGTACAAACTCTATCATCAGTAGCATAGTCTTTAATGACATCATTTACTCTATTTGAAGTAAGAATAATAGATGTTCTCTGACCATCAATAACTGGTGATACATGAGAATCCATTGTATTCAATAAAAGTCTCATATTCAACGACTTATTACCAGGAATCTGACTTAACTTCTGATCTTCATTAACTTTAGAAGCAATCATTCTTGTTGTATTAAGATAATTTGCCTCATTAACAGTCACAGTTTCAAATCCATTATCAGCAAATGGTACTTCATTACCACTTAAACTCTTACTGGTGATTGTTCTCATTTCAGCATTAAGTGTTGTTCCAGCAACAGTCAAGTTATGAACAATAGGAGTAATTATTTCATAAGGCATATTTTGAGTTGCCTTAACATTTAATCCACCAGCAGATTTTGACTGATTAATATAGAGTTTACCATTTCCAGTATCAACACTTCTATCATCATTACCACTATAGAATTTCTCTGACATATCCAATTTAATATTATAAGAATCAAATGTAATTGATCCTTCAACATCAGAAGCAGTTGTAGTTGATAATCCGTGTGTCTTATTAATTCTCTTCAGGTTAATTCCACCAAGTTCATACTTATAAACTGGAGTACCAACAGGATAACTTACTGGATTAGATCCTCTTTCAAGTAAAGAACCACCAATAGTATTTCCACTAACAGTATTGTACTGAATTATCTCATCACCAATCATAAGATAACCTGTATTTGTTGTACCAACACCTACACCTTCAAAGGTTGTAAATGTAGAAGCAGAAGCAACAGATATACTTGAAGTTGATGAAGCATCATATGCAGCAGTCAGTTTCGTTGGTTTAGAATCTGGCATAACTCCAGAAATCTTAACCAAATTATCTGTAAAGTACATTCCATGATTCTTATGGTTCACCTGAATATGAGTACCATCAGTTTCTTCAGTAATCGTAGTTGTTTGAACTCTACCACCATATCCAGCAGGTTTTCCAGAATTTAATTCAGTTGATACACCAGCACTACTGGTATAGAACACTGTATGTATTCCAGAAGAATTAGTTAACCATCCTCCTTGAACATTATCAAGAATCAGTTCATCAACCTGTCCAATTGCTGCGACAGTTAATCTTAAATCTTGACCAACTGAAGCAATTCCTATAGTAGTTACTCCAACTACATCACCAACAGCATAACCACGACCACCTGCATTACTTACAGTAGCAGCAACAGCAACACCATCAACGACAGTAATGTTTGCTTTTGCACCACTACCTTTACCAGTACGAGTTACAAGATCTACTCCACTAAAAGTAAGATTACCATCAGTAGGTGTATATCCAATACCAGCATTGGCAATACTTAATGTTCCAGCTGCTGTTCCAGCAGTACCAACCAAATTACCAGTAGCATTTGTACCTGCTTGGAAGAATGTATTACCATTAGCATATCCACTATCTGCCAAAGTTGTTCCAAGACCAACTCTAATTTTTCTTGATTTTAGAACTAAAGAATCAGGCATCAAAGTAGGAATTTGTGCATTTCCTTCTTTCAATTCTGGACTATAGAATTCTACAGATCCTGAATTAATAAAGTCTGCTCTGTATAATGTAAACTTAAGATCTTCCCATTGACTTGGTTCCCAAGTAGAAGCATTTTGAGACTTGAATAAAGAACCCAAATATGGTTGGTTAGAAATATAAGTATCGGTCAATAAATCAGTCTCACCTATCCTTGATATAAAGACACTGTACTTGGTTGAGTTAGATGCTAAAGCAATAGCATATTCAGTACCATTACCTTCAAGGTAAATAGGTGCCTTAAATTCTATAGTAGTAGCAACTGACCCATCACCAGAAACATTAATGTCATCTGGTTCTATTACAATTTCAGAGAATGGTAGAATATTTTGTGTTGGTAATCCATTCTTCATACTCCTGATTTGGAAGACACAAGGGATATCCATATCATCCTTCGTCTTGAAATAGACATCACACTTAGTGACAAATACACCAGTTGATTCATCAACTAAGAAAGATTGTGCAAGAGGATCATACCATCCAACATAAATGTCCTCTGAACTACTACTAACAACTGTACTACCAACAAGTTGAGTTCCTAAAGATTCATTAACATGCTTCTCTTGGAATTCTTTCTTCTTCTCAATTTTAGCATTTCTAATAGAAAGAATTTCTTCCTGTACAGTTTCTAATGTACCAGAAGCAGTATATGTTTCATCAGCAACAGTAGATGCTACATCTGCATCATTTGTTGGTTCATCGGTAACTTCAAATAGTTTTGTTCCTGTTTCAAATCTTGGATGTGAAGCAATATTTGGATTTGGTATATAGAAACTACCAATACAAACTGCTGATATATCAGATACAAGTCTTACATTTGTAACTTTTGCTTCTGCACCCGAACTTTGACCAGTAAGTGTCATTCCAGATTCTACCCAACCCCAGAAATCACCAGTTGCTTGATCTGCTAAAGAGAAAGTGTCAACATTCAATATTGTTGATGTAGAAGAATATGTTGCAGATAATGGTTGATTTGTATAAGGACTTTCCTTAAATGTTTTTGTTGGAACATTATATGCTCCTTTTTTATGATTTAATTGAGCAACTCTAAATGTTATTTGAGGATCAACTCCTCCAATTGTCTCATCACCAATTCCTGTACTGATAGTAACTCCTTTAACTGTTTCTCCAACTTGGAAAGAACCAGTTGACATTTCAATCTCTAATAATTTTGGAACACAATATTTTGTAACATTCTGTCCATCCATAAAAGCATATAATCTTGTTAAAGGTTTAACCCTTTCAGATACAAATTCAATATTCCTTGATCTCATATAAGGAACTAAATCCCTACTTACAACCTTGTCACCTAAAGATTCTTTATCAAATGTTTCAGTTACAATAGTTTGAGTACTTTCTCTCTTTGCGATACCTTCTCGTACAGTTTCTTTATAAAGATCAGCTGTAGTTGTTGTTGTTCTTGTAAAGTATATCCTTGCAGGGTTAGTTGAAGGATCACCATTTGGCCAACCACCTACATCCCATTCAGGACCATCATGAGTGGTTGTACTCATTTCCTCAAAAGTATTTTCAGTAACACCAGTCCAAGTAGTTTCCCATGAATCCCAAAGGACAGGTCCCATACCAGTCTGTGGGTCTATTCCTTCAGTTTCTACCATCATCTTCATCGTTGATGCATAATCACCTTCAACCTGTATAATCTTTGGATCCAATCTAACCGTATCTATCCAAGTATCTGATGCTGGTGTTATATCAAGAGTACCTTGCCAGAAACTAATCAAGAAAGGAGTTACACTTTCTGATCTTGTTGCAAAATCTTGTTTAATATATTCCACTTCACTATAATCTAACGTAATAATATCACTTGCTTTTCTAACATTATTACCCTCTATTGCTGCTGTAGATAAATCAGCAGTTGGATCAACATTTATAACTGGACCAAATACCATATCAACAGAATTGGTATAATGTCTTGGTCTAAGTTCTTTATGCTTCCTATCAATACTATTATTAATTTTTAATCTATCATCTTGTGGTTTAAATGTATTAAAATTATCAACAAAGAATCCAGATTTAAATCGATTTAATCCAGCAGAATCTGAAACAAACATATTAGCAGTATTTGCTTCTAATAAAGATAATGATGTATAGTATTCAAGACTTCTTATTCTATCTTCCAGACCTTTAATATCCTTCATCCTAAATCTCTTATGCTCCATGAAATTAACAGAAGCTTGTTCAGGAGAATAAAGATATGGTGGTAATGAAATCTGTGCTATTTCTAAAGCATCATCAACTGGAGAAGGTTTTCTTGGATTATCTGCAGGTTCTCCATATTTAACTTGGAATTTTCCATCTTTTGTCAAATAAACCCTATCCTTTCTACCTTGATAGTATGAATAATGACTGAAAATTGTTTCATCGGAAGATAGAATATTTGCAGCAGAATTTCCAGCAGCATTAAATGTTCTACCATCAAATTCAAGAGGAGAACGAGTATTTATTGCAACAGTATATGCAGAAGTTCTTGGTCTAATATCAATTATATCAGTTGCACGGAATCCACCAATACCTGGAATTTCAGTAGATGGATCAAAATCACTATATGAATTTACAGTAGTAATATCACCTTCATCATTAGAATCATAAGATGCACTCTTGAAGTATATTTTTAACTTCTTGGATG